CCTGCATCAAGATTTTTAGATACAGATGATGCAGGAGGCCAAACAAAAAGTATGGCAGACATGTTGCAAGAACATGAGGGTCCTATATATACGTGTGAGCTAGATGATAGATGTCCAGGTCTTGTTGAATACCCTATTAATGAAGTAATGAAAGCAGGCAAATCCTGCTATTTAAACAATACAGTTGCTTATGCGGTTGCATTTGCTTATATGTGTAAGGTAGGTAAATTGTCTTTATATGGAGTTGATTACAGTTATAAAGGTAATCTACATTTTGCTGAACAAGGAAGAGGTTGTGTTGAGTATTGGTTAGCAAAATTAATCTCTCAAGGATGTAAAGTGGGTGTAGGTTCTTCTTCAACCCTATTAGATTCAAATGAATTAGCAGAAGACAAGTTATACGGCTACCATCGTTTAGATGATCCTTTAATTGTTTTGCAAAACAAAGAGGGAGATTATATTGCGATGAAAGTAAGTGAATATAGTCAAAGAGCCGAGCCAGTACAAGAACCAAAAAAAGTAGTTCTTGGAAGACAAGACCCACCAGAACCAAAAAAGTGGTAGAATAAATTATGGCTATAACATCAGCTACATGCACATCATTTAAGCAAGAATTACTAAAAGGAATTCATAATTTTAATCAGGCTAGTTCTCCAGATACATTTAAACTAGCTTTATATAGTAGTTCAGCTACTTTAGGGGCATCCACAACCGCTTATTCGACTTCTGGAGAGGCGAGTGGTACAAATTATACAGCAGGTGGTGCTACGCTTACTTTAAAAAGCGGAACACCAACAACTAGTGGAACTACAGCACTAGTAGATTTCGATAATCTAACATTTTCAAATGTAACTTTAACGGCAAGAGGAGCACTAATTTACAACTCAAGTGATAGCAATAAAGCTGTTTGTGTTATAGACTTTGGAAAGGACGTATCAGCTACAGCAGGAGATTTAACTGTTAGTTTTCCTTCAACAGGAGCAGATACATCAATAATTAGGATAGATTAATGGCAACTTATACAAACAATTTAAAATTAAAAGAAATAACTTCTGGATCAGAATCAGGGTCTTGGGGTGATTCTACTAACACTAACCTAGATCTAATTGCAGAATCTTTTGGGTATGCTTCATATGATGCATTCAGCTCAGATGCTGATGCTACAAAAACCGTACAAAATTCTGGTGCTACTCAAGAGTTTACTAGAGGGATGTATGTTAAAATTACATCTTCAGCAACTTTATCAGCAACCAGAACACTAACAATCGCTCCTAATGATATTAGTAGAGTTTTGTTTATTTTAAACTCAACAACAGGCTCACAAGACATAATTATTAAACAAGGGTCTGGAGCAACTATAACTATCGCTAATGGTGCAACTAAATGTGTATATTTAGATGGTGCTGGCTCAGGCGCAGCAGTTGTTGAAGTATTTAATAGTTTTGAGTTTGCTAGCAGCAAAATAACAGGAACAACACCAACACTAACTATAGGAGATGGAGATCAAGAAGATGCTAAAATAGTTTTTGATGGTAACGCCCAGGATTTTCATGTTGGGTTAGATGATTCAGCAGATGATCTTGTAATAGGTAAAGGGTCTGCATTAGGAACAACTACCGCTATTGGTATTGATGAAAACTTACTAGCTACTTTCCACGGCGGTATAACTATGGTTGGCACTACACCAACCTTAACTATTGGTGATGCAGGGGCAGAAGACACAAAAATAGTATTTGACGGAAATGCTCAAGACTTCTATATGGGGTTAGATGATTCTGCCGATACTTTAATTTTAGGAACTGGTTCAACCGTAGGGTCTGGTGGCAGATTAAACATATCTTCTAGTCAAGTAGAGCTAACTGATGGATCAAATCTTGTCTTAATTAAAGATTCAGACGGTAATGGCGTTAAGGTAAAAAGTGATGACGCTATTCAGTTAGTTGTAGAAAGAACAAGCAATAGCCCAGCAGTAATAGCTTTTACTACAGATGAAATTACAAAAACTGCAAAAATAGAAGCCAGTTTAACTGGAATGAAATTTTATACAAATAGTGCTAGCAGAATGTTAATTAAGCATGCTGGAGATATTGAAACAGATCAAGATTTAAAATTTACAGATGATGCTAAAGGCCCAATTATAAAGTCTCCAAATGGAACTTACTATCGACTTATTGTTAGCAATCTTGGGGCTTTGAATACAGAGTCTGTCTAATCAGTTTTGTCTATAACAAATGTTTAATGTATAATCACAAATTATGAGCGAAAAGGATTTTTTAATTAGCGTTTTACAACTAATTGAAGTTTCTCTTCAGAGAGGAGCAATTAGAAGTGCAGAACTAGAAGTAATTACAGTTCTGAAACAGTATGTGGCAGAGAACTTGCAAAAGTATAATGAAAGTGTACCAGCACAAGATTCAATAGAGCCAGAATCTACAGATCCAGAAATGGACAAATCAGAAGATAAAAAGGATAAAAAATAATGGATGTTTTAGTAGGAGTTGTTGTAGTTGGAGTGGTTGTTTTCGGAGTAGTTTGGAAATATAAACCTGAATGGCTAGAACACGTTAAAAATTTAATTAATAAAAAGTAACCCTTTACATAATGGCAAGAAAAACCGCAGCAGATGTGCATTTAGAACTGTCAGTACACGAAAAAGAGTGTGCTGAAAGATGGAAAACCGCTTTTAATAAATTTTCAGATTTAGAACAAAACATAAAAGATCTAGAGTCTAAAATGAGTAACGGTTTAACAACTTTAGTTGTTCTTTTAGTAGGTCTGCTAGGTGGGGTTGTTGGGTTGATAATAGAGAGTGTTATTGTATGAGCGATATAGCAAGTGGTGTAGAAGGCAAAGTAAGGCACATGTTAAAAAAACATGAAGGTTTTGTTTCACATGTTTATGAAGACTCAACCCCAGAAAAATATTTAACTATTGGGTATGGCCGTCTAGTTGACAAAAGATTAGGTGGTGGCATATCTCAAGATGAAGCAGATTTTTTATTACTAAATGATGTAAGAAATTGTATTAAGATATTATCTTTAAAAATAGCAGGTTTTGAATCTCTTTCAGAAACCAGACAAATAGTTTTAATTAATATGTATTTTAATCTAGGTAATAGATTGTTTAATTTTAAAAATATGCTTAAAGCACTAGATGACAAAGACTACGATAAAGTAGCAGAGGAAATGCTCAGCAGTAAATGGGCACAACAGGTCAAAGGAAGATCGTCAGAATTAGCAGGAATGATGAAAACTGACGTTTATCACGTCTAAGGAGTTAGACATGCCACCTAATTATAGGATGGGCAGAGCAGGAGAATATCTAGCCGCAAGCTGGTTAATTCGTCAATTAGACGAAGTTTTTGAAGCCTCTCCATCTTCTCGATATGATTTTTTATGTACAGATAAAGATTATGCCTATAAACTTCAAATTAAAACAACCTCATCATCTTTTGACCACCATTCTTCTGAATGGGTTCGTTGGGATATAAACAAAAAAGTAAATAAGACAAAAAAAACATATACTAGAGAAGAGGTAGATATATTTGGTTTTGTTTACCTACCTTTAAATATAGTAGAATTTATCCCTAATTATAAACTAGGAAAAACATACCAAAAAAAGATAGAATATCTAAAAGAAGTTGATACTTTGAAATCTCTTCGAAGATCAATAACAATAGTTAATGAAATATAATGATTCAAAAATATTTATTTAATCCAGGTATCTTTAGAGAAGGTACAGAATATGATGCAGAAGGGGGGTGGTTTGACTGCAACCTTATAAGGTTTAGAGCGGGTAGACCTGAAAAAATAGGCGGATGGCAAAAACTCATAGATACTGCTTATAACGGTACTGCAAGAGCTTTACATAACTGGATACAAACTAACGGAACAAAAACATTAGGGCTGGGAACTAATTTAAAATATTATGTTACTGCTGATGACACCTATAATGATGTAACTCCAATTAGACTTACTACAAGTGCAGGTGATGTTACTTTTGCTAAAGTCGGTAATGATGATGCAACTATTACAGTAAGTGAAACAGGTCACGGCGCAGTCTTAAATGATTTTGTTACTTTTTCTGGAGCAGCTACCTTGGGCGGCAATATAACTGCTGCTGTCTTAAACCAAGAATATCAAATAACAGAAATTGTAGATGCTAATTCTTTCAGAATAGAAGCTAAAGATACTAGTGGAAATACTGTTTTAGCTAACAGTAGCGATAGTGGAAATGGGGGTGGCTCTGTTGTGGGAATATATCAAATAAATGTTGGATTAAATGAATTTATTCAAGGAACAGGATGGGGTGCAGGCAATTGGGGAGAAAGCACTTGGGGTAGTACATCTTCTTTATCTTCAACTAATCAGCTTAGGTTGTGGACACATGATAACTTTGGTGAAGATCTAATAATTGCTCCTAGAGGTGGGAATATATATAAGTGGGATGCTTCTAATGGAGTTTCAACAAGAGCTGTTGTACTTTCAGGAATAGGTGGGGCAAGTAAAGTTCCAACTAAAGCTTTGCAAGTAATTACTTCTGAGGTTGACAGACATCTAATAGTTTTAGGAGCTGATCCTATTTCAGGTAGCAGTAGAACAGGAGTCCTTGATCCTATGTTAGTGGCTTTTAGCGATCAAGAAAATGAAATAGAGTTTAACCCTACAACCACTAATACCGCAGGATCTGTAAGGCTTTCTTCAGGCTCACAAATCATAGGGGCGGTTAAATCTAGACAAGAAACCGTTATTTTTACAGACACTTCTTTATATAGTATGCAATTTGTTGGGCCACCTTTTACTTTTGGAGTTAATTTAATTGATAACTCAACTGGATTAATAGCGCCTAAAGCAGCAATTACTGCTCCTGGCGGAGTGTACTTTATGAGTTATGACGGTTTTTATGTATATAGTGGGCAAGTAGCTAAAATACCTTGTGCTGTAAAAAATTATGTATTTTCAGATATAAACACTAGTCAAGCATATAAAATATTTGCTTTTTCAAATAACGAAAATAATGAAGTTGGGTGGTATTATCCTTCTGCTGATTCATCTGAAATTGACAGGTATGTTATTTATAACTATCAAGAAAATTTATGGTATTACGGACAAATGGTTAGACATGCTTGGTTAGATTCAGGAGTTGAACCATATCCACAAGCAACAGGGTCAACATATTTATATCAACATGAATTTGGTTTTAATGATGATGGTAGCGAAATGACAAATGTGTTTATTGAGTCTGGAGATTTTGATATTGAAGATGGTAATCAGTTTTCTTTTATAAGTAGAATAATACCTGATGTTAAATTTATTGCTAATTCAGCAGGTGGTAGCGTTAAGTTTTTAACTAAAGTTAGAAACTATCCAGGAGATTCTTTATCTACTGCTTCTACATCAACTGTATTATCCTCAACACAACAAGCTTTTATTAGAGCAAGGGGTAGACAAGCCGTCTTAAGAATAGAGTCTAATGACGGGGATTCTGGCAATATAGGAACAGGGTGGAGATTAGGAGCCACAAGACTTGATGTAAAAACTGACGGAAGGAGATAATGGCAAAATTACTTAAAACTAATTTACCATTAGCTCAGGGTGAGGTAACTCCTGATGTATTTAATAACCTTGTTAGAGTTCTAGAAATAAACTTAGGGTCTTTTGATCCAGACAATATTACTCAATTAACAACAGCCGAACGAGATACAGGTAATTTTAATCTTGGTCAAATAATATACAACACCACCACAACAACACTTCAATATTGGGACGGTTCTACATTTCAAGATATATCGTCATTAGGAGCAACTAATTTAAATATAACTGATGGCTCTTCAAGTATTGCTATTAATCTTAATAGCGAAACACTAACTTTGGCGGGGGGAACTGGTATTGATACAAGCGCAAATACGAATACCGTTACTTTTGCTATTGATAGTACAGTAGCAACACTTACAGGATCTCAAACATTAACCAATAAAGTTCTTACAAACCCACAATTAGACGGAAGTCTTTCAGGGTCTGCTTTCTTGGATGAAGACAATATGGCGTCTGATTCAAATAGTAAGGTAGCTTCTCAACAATCTATTAAAGCTTATGCAGATACAAAAGCAGTTTTATCTGGCTCAACAAACAATCAAATTACAACAGTTAC